CATATCCATTGCGCCATTCGTAAGTATGGTATTGAAAATTTCCAATGGAGCATTCTTGAGGAAGGTTTGGACCCAGAGATCGGGAAGAACATTCGGGAACCCCATTGGATTTCTGCTCTGAAGCCTAAATATAACCATACAGACGGAGGAGAAGGTTATCTGGGTGGCAAAGGTACTCCGAATAATAAGTTTGCTCTAGGTGCCAGATATAAGCGGAGTGAGGAAGATAAACTAAAGATTTCTCGCCGTATGAAGGGAAATCAAAACGGGCTCGGTCATTTTGGACCAAAACATTCGGCTAAAACAAGAGAAATGATGAGCATTCAGCGAAAAGGAAGAATTCCTTGGAATAAAGGAATCAAACAGTCCGAGTATAAGAAATAAGGGGATACAATGCCATACGAAATTACCAATCGGCTTCGAGGACCTTCTACCATTCGCGTGACGGGTGTGGATACAACGGGTGCCCAAGCACTGACTGCGTTTAGTGCCAACCAGGCATTGGAGAATGTCAACTCACTGGTCATCACGTCAGCCAAATGGGCCGTTCTTCCAGCAACGGGTACTGTTGTCATTACTCGTGGTTCCCTTGTGGTCGCCACACTCTATGCCAGTGACCACTGGGAACACAACGAAACGGCTATTGCAAACAGCCGGGCCGAGTCAATCACGGTGCAAGTGACGGGCGGCGGTACGGCGATACTCACTGTCAGAAAAGACGCCACCTACAACGTCGACACCAGCATCCTATAAGGGAGACCTCATGAAGTCGTTGAAGGAATACATTGTGGAAGGTGCCGCACAGGTTCGAAAGACTCCCGCTCAGAAGAGAGCCTTTGAGGCATACAAAAATGCAGAACATCAAGAGGATCGCTATATGGGTAGTGTATTCGTGACCCCACATGGTCAACGTGAGCATGAGGCAAAAGTGTCCGCCGCTTACAAGGCTTGTAAAGACTTAGGTATGGGTATCGAACACGGGCTATAAACCAAAGGAACGACAATGAAACTGCTTAGAGAGCATTTCGAGAACGTTAAAATTCTCACAGAATCGGATAAGCACACTGGCAAAAAGTCCTTCTATATTGAGGGTATCTTCATCCAGACCGAGAAGCCGAACAAGAACCGCAGACAGTATTGCTTTGAGTCGATGAACCGTGAAATCGAACGGTACACCAAGACCTATATCAAGGAAAACCGTGCGTTCGGTGAACTGGGGCACCCTGATACCCCAACGATCAACCTGGAACGTGTGTCGCACCTGATCAAGGAACTCAGGGCCGATGGCAAGGACTTCTACGGTAAAGCTAAGATTCTGACAACCCCCTATGGGAAAATCGTTGAGTCTTTGCTGGAAGAGGGCGCCAAGATTGCGGTCAGCACCCGTGGCCTAGGGTCCCTGGTCGCTGGTCCCAATGGTGTCAACCTGGTTCAGGACGACTTTCAGTTGGCCACAGCGGCCGACATTGTAGCAGACCCCTCAGCCCCCGATGCCTTCGTGGCCGGGATCATGGAGGGACGTGAGTGGGTCTATGAGGCCGCCAAGGGTACCTGGGTGGAAAAACAGGTCGAACAACTCTATGAGGCCCTCCCAAAATTCACCACCAAGCAGTTACACGAGACGGCCGCCAAGCTCTTTTCAGACTTCATGGACGGCATCACCAAGACAGGGCGAAAATAGACAGAGACAGGTATCAAGTATTATAAATAGTCATCACGCACACAACAAGGAGTTACCCAATGAAGAATCTTATGGAAGCCGCAGCCGAAATCCTCAAAGGCAGTTTGTCCTCGGCACCTCGTGAAGAGATGCACAAGGCAGAAGGTGAAGTGCAGGACCTTGGTGGCGACACACCGACCAAGCACAGCGATGAAAAACTCGACCCTCATGCAAAAGAAGCCACTCCTCCAGGCAAGCAGCCTGATTCGAGCACCAAGGACCCCCTCAAGAAACTCGCGGGTTCTGATGCCCCAGTCATTGACCCCACCGATTCAGGTGCGGAAACTGACGAGGAAGAGGAAATTGAGAGCCGCGTTCATGCAGGATTGGAAAAGGGTGACTTGACCGAAGAGTGGAAAAAGTCCATCTCCGAGGACGTCGCCGCAATTCTCGCATCAGAAACAGGACTCCCCAAGGAATTCTCGACCAAGATTGGTACTATTTACGAAGCTCGCGTGTCCGACAAGATTCAAAGCATTGCCGAATCACTCGATGCCGAATACGCCGAAAAGTTTGAAGCCGCTGTCATCGAAGTACGCGACAACCTCACCGAGCAAGTCAATGACTATCTCGACTACGTTGTGGAAGAGTGGATGAAGCAGAACGAATTGGCCATCGAAAAGGGACTCCGTTCCGAACTCACCGAGGAATTCATTGGTGGTCTCCGTGACTTGTTCACCGAGCACTACATTGACATTCCAGCCGAGAAAGTTGACCTCGTTGACGAATTGGCTACCAAGATCGAAGAGTTGACCGGATCATTGAACGAAGAAGTTGCCAAGAGTGTTGAATTGAAGAAGCAGCTTGGCGAATCCAAGAAAGTCGAAATTCTCCAGGGTGTCTGTGAGGGATTGACACAGACCCAAATTGAGAAAGTTCGCTCACTCGCAGAGAGTGTTGAACTCACCGCAGAAGGTGATTACAAGGGGAAGTTGACCACAATCCGAGAGAACTACTTTCCGACAGCAGCCGGAAAGAAGATCGATGCGAAAGTGTTGACCGAAGCTCAGGAGCCATTGGCAGAAGATAAGCCAAAGGTCGTTTCTGAGGCTGGAGTTGCCGCAGTCGCAGCAGCATTGAGCCGAACGAACAAGTAAAATCACCTTCACGAAGGAGCACGACAATGTTTTTATCAGAAAACCTCGAAAAGAAATGGGCATCAGTCCTCGACCACGAGGGTTTGCCTAAGATCAGTGACAAGTACCGACGCGCGGTCACCGCGGTCGTACTGGAGAATATGGAAGTCGCCCTCAAGGCGGAGTCCAAAATGCTCAACGAAGCAGCCCCAATCAACGCAACAGGCGGTGGTTTGACGGGTGCGGCAGCCGCAGCGGGACCGATGGCGGGATATGACCCCATCCTCATCTCGTTGGTTCGTCGTTCACTCCCGAATCTCATTGCCTATGACATCTGCGGTGTTCAGCCGATGACCGGTCCTACGGGATTGATCTTCGCCATGCGTACCGTTTATGCCAACGCAACGTTGGGTCGCCAAGAAGAAGCATTCTTCAACGAAGCCAACACAGGTTGGTCCGGCGCACAAGCAGCCCAGACAGCCTTGACACTCACTGCCTCAGGTAACACCACGGTGGTCTTCCAGACACCAGTGAATCCTGGAGTGGGTATGGCAACGGCCGCAGCAGAAGGTTTGGGTGCCTCGGGCAACAACGCATTCCAAGAAATGGCCTTCTCAATCGAGAAAGTCACCGTTACTGCAGTCACCCGTGCATTGAAGGCTGAATACAGTCTTGAACTCGCACAGGACTTGAAGGCAGTTCACGGATTGGATGCAGAGACCGAGTTGTCGAACATCCTCTCAGCGGAAGTGCTCTCAGAAATCAACCGTGAAGTCGTTCGCTCCATCTATCACATCGCTCGCGTGGGTTGCCAAGTCGGAACCACCGCAGTCGGTACCTTCGACCTCGACACTGACTCCAACGGACGTTGGATGGTGGAAAAGATCAAGGGCTTGGGCTTCCAGCTTGAGCGTGAAGCGAACACCATCGCCAAGCAAACTCGTCGTGGCAAGGGCAACGTGGTCATCTGCTCGTCAGATGTCGCATCAGCCTTCGCGCTCGCCGGATTGCTTGACTATGCCGGCGCGCTTGCCGGAAATGTGAACCTCAATGTTGACGACACAGGCAACACCTACGCAGGTATGCTCTTGGGTCGCTTCAAGGTCTACATTGACCCTTACTTCCCAGCCGCCCAGTCACAAGAGTTTGTGGTTGTCGGATACAAGGGATCGAACGCCTATGACGCAGGACTGTTCTACTGCCCATACGTTCCTCTCCAGATGGTCCGCGCCATCGACACCAACACCTTCCAGCCGAAGATTGGTTTCAAGACCCGCTACGGGCTTGTCGCCAACCCATTCGCTGAAGGGTTGACTCAGGGCTTGGGTGCGCTCAACGCACGTACCAATGTTTACTACCGCGCATTCAAGGTAGCGAACATCGCCTAAGTTACTCTGGCACAACCAGATAACGCAGCAAAGATTGGGGGTCCTCACAAGGGACCCCCTTTTTTGTCTTGACATTCTCTCCTAAATAGTCTATACTCAGTGTCACTCTCACTCCAAAGTCTGCCTATAAGCCCGTTCTGGTCGTTCTGGGGGTATCCCCGAAGGAGTTTCATGGTGCTTCATTTCTTCCTCTGGCTCGCGCTCATTCCTACCGGCATCGGTGCTGTGTCCACCAGCAAAATGGAGCACCACCTGGTCAACCAATCCGGGCCGGACTATGCGACCATGGAAGAGTGTGAATCAGAGGCCAAACGAATCCTGGGTGAGATGCGACTATCGTACCCCGAAGATACGACCATGTATACCTACTGCACCGATACCAACAAACCCATCATAAAGGAAAATCTATAACATGGCAATACCTGGCGTGCCCCACACACCCGCGAATCCGAATCTCATGCACCCCAACAAGTTTGTGGTGACCTTTGTGTCGCTCCCGAACGTCGAATACTGGGTGCAGTCAGCGAACCTACCTGGAATGTCTATTGGTGAGGCACCGAGACAGACGCCGTTTATCGACCTCTATTCGCCGGG